GCGCCTCCTTTGCAGGAGGCTCCCTCACTGTCGCCTAGGGCGACTTACGTGTGCCAGCAAGGTCTGCTGGGCCTATGGTTAGGCAGGATTTCGATTGCTTCGGAATTTCTGTCCCGCTCGTGGTTGTTCGGCTTAGCCGATCCACGCCTACTTTTAGTGGGCATGATACCCATGAGTAGTAGCGAGCACGCGTGATAGAGTAATCACCTGTGTCTCTCTATACCGTAGTAGGAGGTTTATTATGTCGGGCAACCCTCACAGTGGTCAGTGCTATGTTCGCACCTATAACCGTGTTTACACCAATCAAGATTGGTGGACGCCTTATCCGGCGCGCGCAGATCACATAGACTATCAAGGAGATATCCTTTTCTTTCAAGGAATTGATATCCTTAATATCTCTTTTCGCAGTGATGCGTTAAGGTGTATTGACGTGGCTGGTTTTCCACCATCCCCGCCCTTTGAAACGTCTAGAGAGGAAGTTCCTCTAACGCCTCGTCCCGTAAATCCTCCCTATGATTGGGGATTTGATCATGATACCTATTCGTCTCGACTCAGCCTCGTTTCTGGGGCTGCTATCGGTGGCGACTTAGGCCTGCGTGAAAAGCAGGTTCTTCATGATCATTTCCAAGGCTCCACCTCTGATCTTAAGTTCATTGATCGATTTCAATATCGACCCGATGCTCTTAATGGGGTTCTTTATCAGAATCCCACCTGGGTGAAGTACCCTACTGTCGGTCTCGCTGACGGGTTAGTCGCTACTGGCTTCACTGATACCGGTTTTATTCGGTTCGGTTCTGCTAGTATCGGTCCTACCTATGTGGAGTTTGGACAGGATGCTTATGATACGGCTATGTTGCAGTGTGAGCAGATTAATAATCTGCCTAACTCTGTATACTACCTAACAAAGTTTCCGTTCTTTCTTCGGTATGCTAACTGCGTGAATAAGTCTTTTAAGGCTTATAATCATCGTCATGTTGACATATCCTACGAGTTTCGGATGGAGGCCCAGCCTGGCTGGGGTGGCACTTTTGCCACGTATGCAGTGCATATCCTCTTTGACGTTGCTTGGTCGCCGCTGCACGGAAGCAATTCCATGTTTGATGGCCACAAGCTTGACCCTTCTGTTATAAGCGTGGTTAACCAGTCCACGGTGGAACTGATTGATAAACATCATGATGTTTCGCAGGCGTTGGCTAGACCTTATGAGGTCTTTTTTGAGCCTCTGCCAATGCTCTTTACAGAAGTTTTACAAGTGGGTGAAACGTATTACGGCAACTGGCAAGCGTTCAGCTATCATTCTGGTAGCTGGCACTTACCAATCTATGAAATCTTCCACAGAAATGTGGATCTTCACATGTCCGATATACGCCCTTCGGGTTTCTTTGCTGCTGCAAAAGCTTTGGAAGACAACATAACCTCGCTTAAAGCGAATAATGTTGAGAATCTTGCTCAGCTTAGTGGTATCTTAGAGACTTTGCCTGATTTGTCTGGATTAGCTTCTTTGGCTGCGAAGATCACTGAAGGTGATCCTTCCGCTATCCTCGGTGCTGTAGATTATATAGCTGATGCTATACTACGGTATCGGTTTGCGCAAGCGCCAACCGCCGCGGACCTACAAGAGGTTTTGCGTACGGATCTGAAGCGAGAACTGACAGATCTTGTCAGACCTAAGGCTGCTACTATTTATGGACGTTTTCAGTATACCTTTCAAGGCACTGAGAACTTCGTGGGTAATGGTACCCTGAAGTTGGAAACGGTGGCGAAATGTCGTATTCAACTCGACTTTTCGACTCTACTGGCGTCGTTGTTCACAGCTAATAGTGTTGGTTTATTACCAACTCTGTCTAGGCTTTGGGCAGTGGTGCCTTTCAGCTTTGTTATCGATTGGTTTACGAACATGGGAAATAGGTTGAAGTCGGTTGATAATCAACTTCAATGGCTTGCTATGCGAACAGATTATGTTCTCTATAGCTATAAGCTAACCTGGATTCCATCGGAAGATTATCTGGCACAGTATAATATTGTGTCATTTGATCCCGAGACTCCATTCGGTATAGTGTGTTATCGCCGGGAACTCTCCCGGAACACACCCTTGCTCAGAGAAAGTCGGTTCGACTTTCAAAAGCCCTCCCAGGGTCCAAACCCAGTGACTGTGGGAGCACTCATCTGGCAGTTGATCTAAAATCAACCTGCCTGATTCGTCCCATTGCGTTTTAGACGCAATGCATCTAGTGTAGTCGAAAGGACTCACCAAATGACCACTGTAGTAACGATTGCTAATCAGCCTTCGTCTGCAATAGACGTTGCGCTCAAACCGTTTGATCAAACGAAGCTTTTGCCTCGTAAGCAAACGGCTAGCGCCGACGGTCTAACCGTTATCTGCGAATATGTATACGCAGATGGCGATCCGACCACTGAAACGTCCGTGTCGGTGCGTGTTGCTGTTGACCCTAAGGCCAACACCCAACGCTTTAGCATTTTGCTACGATCTGTTCAGATCGTCGCGGTGGACTCCCTGGAGGTTGAGCGTGCTCCAATCGAGGTTACCCTCGGTTGGACTACTCCTGGCCCCATGGAAGATTCCCGCAAAGTGTTGGACATCATTGGTTCGGCTTTTTGCCTTGCCTTTGATGGCGTCACAACCAAAGTTCCAAACCTTGGCATCATCGATGCACTCAACCGCGCCTTAGTTGGCGGGTTGTACGCGTAGAAGTGACATACCGAGGCGCAGAGTTGCGCCTCGCAGGTGGTAGTGTTGTGATTTCAACCAACTCTATCACATTTCCTTCCGAACATCGTTATGGTGAAAATGAGGAATTCCTCAAATTCTTTATTCTATCCTACACGAAGTTCCTTTGCGACAGCCCTCTTGAGAACACGTCACCAAAGCCACTCAAGGTCATCATGCGCTTCTTTAAGCGATTGACGTCCGAGAGTATTGGCCTAGTTGTACGTGAACTTTCCGGTTTCGCTGCTGCTATCCTCTTAGAGGAAAATAGCACCGGCGTGGACTCTTCAATAAGAGTTTTCCATGAGTTCATGATTGATACTCCCGTTTTTAAGGAGTACCACATGTGGCTCAAAACTGGTCGACCTGAACTCCTAAGGTACGTACTCAGTTTTCTCCTTTTCGGGAAAAAACTTGAGTATGTAGACCCACAGTTCGATGCCACCGCATTTCGCGGATGGCTTGAAGTCGAGGACATGCTGGATAGCTTAGAGTTTCGTAAGCAGGACCTGGACAACCTAAAGTCCATTGTCTCTTACTTACTTGGACCGCTTGACGTTGACTTCTTGGCCCCAAAATTCGGGCCAGGTCGTGTATCAGAGCGCGGTGTAGCGGACGTATTCGATAAGCTTAGAAACTTAAAGAGTCATCCCCGTCTAAGTTATGTCTTTGATCGTGAACGCCCCTTCAGGGCCTCCGATCGGGGTTTCGGACCTTTATTGGTTCGAACGCAAGGTGATATCTCAGATTCTGTGTCGAGACTCAAGTTTGTCCCTAAGGACATTACAAAGAGCCGATCCATTTGTATGGAGCCTAATAGCTTCATGTACTACCAACAGGAAGTACTACGCTATATGCGTAACACTATGGCCTCCAGTCCCATCTCCATGTTTGTTAACATGGACGATCAGACTGTCAACCAGCGTGCTGCTATTCATGGTAGCCAATACCTTAGTAGTGACACCATTGATCTGAGTTCTGCTTCAGATAGCGTACATATTGATCTAGTCAAGGGTGTTTTTCCCCGAGACTGGCTCTTCTATATGTTAGGAACGCGTACGTCTAGTACGTACGTACCAGGTTCCTCAGAGCCTCGGCGGCTAAAAAAGTTCGCTCCAATGGGATCAGCAATATGCTTCCCAACGCAGTGTATACTTTTTACCGCTGTGTGCTTATACGCATACTTAGCAGTTTATCGGAAGATGACCACGGAACAGATAAGCGTCACGACAGAAATGCTGGAGGAATTTGTAGCCTCTAGTCTTTACCGTACACGCTCGGCGAATACTCCCTTTAAAAAGAAGTATGAGCCACCCGTGGTTTATGGCGACGACATCATTATAGATGCGAGAGCTTCTGATGAGGTTATCCATACCTTGTCACGGCTAGGATTCTCAGTGAATCGATCTAAATCATTCACAAGTAGTCAGTCATTTCGCGAATCTTGCGGGGTGTATGCCTATGAGGGTCTTGACGTAACCCCC